GGTGCAATGGAACTGTTGTTCATTGGGATAGTTTTTTGAATAATATACTTACAAGTGCTAGAAGTGCCAAAAAGAATAATGAAACTTTTGCTTGGGAAGTATTTACTAAAAAAGCAATAGAAGACGGGAAACCTATATGGGAATCCCGTTGGAGTATGAAAAAATTAGATGAACGTAAAAAGTTCTATATAGACAGTGGTACTCCTGCAAAGTTTTATCAGGAATATATGAATCAGGCGAGAAGTCCAGATGATGCTATATTCTCTGAAACGCATATTACAGAATCTTTGTATAAAGGTTCATTAAGATGGGATGGAGAAAAAGGCAGTTGGTATATAAAAAGTGATGAAAAGAATGTATATGTTAATATTTACATGGGTATAGACCCTGCTTCATCTGTTGCTGACCGTCGTGATTATTCTGTTATAATGGTTGTTGGGGTATCTGAAGAGCATGATTATTATGTTATTGAATATTGGAGAAAAAGAACTTTGCCTATGGATTGCGCCACACAGATATTTAAGATTGCAAAACAGTATATGCCTATAAGAAGAATAAATATCGAAACAATCGCATATCAGGAAATGTTAAGAGATTATGTTATGCGAGAAAGTAAACGCAGAGGTATGTTTCTTCCCGGTATCGAACAGGGGATAAAAGGTTATACTCAAAAAAAGAAAGATAGGTTATTTGAAGGTTTACAACCATTGTTCAGTCAAGGCGCAGCTCATCTTAAAAAAGAACATATTGATTTTATTGATGAACTGTTAGATTTTCCTAAAGGAGCTCATGATGATATTATAGATGCTTTCTGGTTAGCAATTCAATATACACAGGGTTATCAAAAGCCAGGTGGGACCTTCAAAGATAAAAAGAAAGAAAAGAAGTCGTACAGTAAAGTTTATAATTGGATGACAGGTATGAGAAAAAATAGTTTGCATGTATAATTCTTTTATGTTATATTGTGAATGTATAGGAACATATAATATTATGTCTAACTACATAAATATGAAAAGGAGTTATTAATGGGTGAACACAGAGTTTCTACTCCAGATGAGCAACGACAAAATGGAAACAGACAGGGATTTTTAGGAGGAATACTTCAAGGTTTATCTAAAATCTGGTCAGATTCACGTATGGATGTCGGACAAGCAGAGCCTGAGTATAGTAATAGTTTTGGTCAAAGTCCGCAGGACAAACAAATGGGGCAGCTTATTAAAGATTTGGGTATGGGGGGTAAGATGTATGCAGATTATTCTCAACAAGGAAATTATAGTCCTGGGCATGAAGAAGATTTTGATGAGGAACAAATGTTAAACACTTCTCTTATTGGACCATTATCGGGATATTTATTTGAATTAAAACAAGCAAGAGATTCGGGTAGTTGGAGAACAGAAGATAGTCCGGGTAAATTTAATCTTACTAGCCCAGAAGTGCCTGGAAAAAATGTGTCCGATGAACAATTAATGAAAATAGCTCTTGATACTGTGCATCAAGGATATAAACAAAATACACTTATGAACCCAAGTATGTTGCCAAAAGAATGGTCTGGCAGGACTGCGGGTGGTGAAGTTTTTGATGAAGAATTATCGAATGAGTCATATGATAAGTGGTTTGCAAGATATGGTTATGGAAAAGAAAAAGGTAGAAGTCAGCAACCAAATAATATAATGGAAGCTTTAATTGGACTGCCTAGATAATGGCAGAAAATAGAATACCAACAGACGAACAAGCTTCTACAATCCAAGATACTTTCCGTAGATGGTCAGATGCCAGAAATGACTGGGATTTACATGCTAGGGAAGATATTGACTTCTATTTAGGTAATCACTGGACTAAAGAAGAGACTGATAATTTAGAATCAATAAATCAAAGTAATGTTGTTATGGATAGATTGTATTCTGCTATTGAGCAGTTTAAAGCTATTATAACTGCAAGACCTCCTTCGTTTAGAGCATATCCTAGAGAAGATAGTGATAGCAAATTGGCAAATGTATGGAATGGATTGTTAGAATATATATGGGATATATCCGATGGCAATGAAGTATTTAAGCAAGTTGTCCATGATTATGCTATAACTGGGTTGGGTTATTTTCATGCTTTTCTAGACCCTGAAGCAGATTATGGGCGTGGTGAAGTTAAATTTACATGGGTTGACCCATTCAGAGTATATGTAGACCCAAATTCTCGACATAGATATTTTGATGATGCTAGTGGGATGATATTGTCTACTATATTGTCTAAACCACAACTTTTGAATACATATCCACAATTAGGTGAAGTACCAGAAGGTTATGAACTGCCGATGATAGAATTGATTGATAAAGGATTAGAATGGAAGGGTGAAGATTTTCCAAGTTCTGGTAAGAATAGTTCAATAAGCGGTGCATTTACTCCAGATATGATAAAAGATGCTGATTGGGGTGGGGCTGGAAGAGACAAGTATAGAGTTCTTAATTATTATGATAAAATTAAAGTTCCTTATTTTAGAATTATTGATAAACGTGAAGAAATGCAACAGCAAATAAATGAAATTATAGTTGATTATGAAAAATTTAAAGTTATGGGAGAAGACGGAGCTTTTGCAGCAGCCGTAGAAATGGGTGATATAGAATATATAGAAGTTACCCAGACAAGAATTAGAGAAACGTCAACAGTTGGACAAGTTGTTTTATATCAGCGTGTGTTGAATACAGATACTTATCCAGTTATTCCAGTTCCAAATGTATGGACTAATACTCCATACCCAATGAGTGACGTTCGCAAGGGGAAGGATATGCAGAGATTCCTTAATAAGATGCATTCCCTTCTTACTGCACATGCTCAGGCATCGGCAGGTTTAAAACTCCTTATTCCTCAAGGGTCAATACAGGATATTGAACAGTTGGAAAAAGACTGGGCAAATCCAAATGCGACCATCGAATACGATGCGTCTTTTGGTCAGCCTCACTTTCCTTCCCCTCAACCTATATCTCAATCTATAATGGCTTTGCCTCAACAGGCTGAAAGATATATTGATTTGAATATGGGTATATATGAAATGCAGCAGGGCAATCCTCAGGAAGCACCACGAACTGCCAGTGCAACAATGCAGTTAGAAGATTTTGGACAAAGAAGAAGTAAAAGCAAATTACGTGATATTGAAGGCAGTTTAAGAAGATTAGGCAAGGTTATTTATAATCTTTCAAAACAGCATTATAGATTTCAAAAAACATTTTCTTTAGTTAATCCTAATAACGATATAAATGAATATACAATAAATAAGAAAATCTATGATGATAAAAGTCAAATAATAGCATCAAGGGAATTGGATTTAAATGTTGGAGAGTATGATATAAGAATTGTTGGTAATTCAACAATGCCGTCCAACAGATGGGCTGAATGGCAAGTTTATGCAGAAGCGTTTCAAATGGGTTTAATTGATAGAGTAGAAGCGTTGAAGAAAACAGAAGTTTTTGATAAAGATGGAGTATTGCAAAGAATGGATGAAATTGCCAAATTACAGCAACAATTACAACAGTCACAAGAACAAATTAAAGAATTAGCTGGTGACCTTCAGACAGCAAGACGAGAGTCTGTAGCTGCTAGACAGAGGACTGAACTTGAAAAGTTCAAATCTGACTTAACTGAAGGCTCGGCAAAAGCAAAGGCTGATACGTCAATAGCGATTGGTCAGTTACAAAATGCAGTTAAACTCGATAGAGCAAACGAGAAACTCAAACAACAAAGAAACGGTCAACCCCGAAAGGAGAAATCGTAATGGAAGAACCACAAATAGTTGGTGATGGTAATCCTTCTATAACAGAAGGAGAATTGCTAAAACATCAAGCTGAAAAAAATAAGAACGCAGACGTTACTGATAATAGGGATTTAGCTGAGGCTAGTGAACCTGAACAAAGTAGTGATGCAGAGCAGCAACCCCCAACAGAAGAACCTGATTGGGAAAAATCGGCAAAGTACTTTCAATCTGAAAAGGATAAACTTTATGCGGAAAATCAAAAACTCAAGAAAGGTGATACTGAAAAGTATCAGGCTCTTGGTGAATTCGTAGAAAGTCGCCCAGAGGTGCAGCATTATTTAAATTCTGTGCTAAAGGGAGAGGAAGTTCCTAAAGAAGCAGGACCGATTTCCCCACCAGAGGATTTTGACCCTTGGGAAGCTTATAACGACCCAAACTCAGATTCTTTCAAATTCCGGGCTGGAATGGAACGAGCCAATATTGAACAGGCAGTTCAGCAAAGTCAGAAAGGTGTAGAGAATCGTATGGCGTTACAACAACGCATTAATCAGTTTGACAATGAACTCAGCAATGAGGGTTTAAACGTAGATGATAAGAAAGCATTCTATGATTTTGCGAATAAGCCATTGACTGAGCTAGGAACGGACACTTTGGTCAAGATGTGGAAAGCGGCAGATTCTAAGGTTAATATACCTCAGAACGCATCTGGTCCTCGAGAATTTGAAGCGGTGAGAAAAGCCCAAGCAGAGCCAACCCCAGTGGGTGTTTTGCAGGGTGAACAACCACCGAAGCCAAAACTTGATGACGAGGTGTGGGACAGAATCATGAAAGCTGACTCCCGTACTAGAATATTGTAATCACTAATAAAATGCAAAGGAGAATGTTATGGCAAGTTTAAAAAGTTCAAATACATTCTATACAGGTTCGACCACATCCGGTCAGGACCCACAGCATGGTCTGCGAAGACGACATAATTTTGGTGATAGGGTATATAAGTTAGCACCGCAGGAAACTCCGTTTTTTGCGTATCTAAATGCTGTTGGTAAATTTCCAACTGACGACCCTGTCTTTAGAGTTCTCGAAGACCGTGCTCCTATTAAATGGGCAGACCGTTCATTTAATATTCAAGAACAAACCGCAACACCAAATACGGCTGATTCACTAAAAGTCGAATCAGATGATAATGGTAATTGGAAATGGACAAAGAATAGTGGCTCTGCCTCAGATTCTATTCCAGTTGCTGCTGCTAATGCCAGTGAGTTGATAGTAGGTATGCTTATTCAAGTTGTTGATAGAACAAGTGAGCAACCTTATCAGTTAACAGGTCGTATTTCAGCAGTTAATTCTGCCGATATTGAAGTAAAAACAGTTAAGAACTCAAAAGGTTCTGATGTTGATATTGCTATGGGTACTGATACTGTATTATCTGCTCAAGTAATCGGCACTGCTTTTGGAGAAGGTACAAATGCTCCAACTTCGTTTGGATATGACATTGAAGATACTTTCGGTTATACCCAGATTTTTAAAACTACTGCTCATATGAGTAATACTGCGATGGCAACAGTCATGCGTGGATATGCTTCTGAGTGGGATAGAATCTGGTCTTTGAAACTGCGTGAACATAAAATTGATATTGAAAGAGCAATGCTCTTTAATAACAAGGGTAGTGTTAACGGCGTTCAATATAGCGATGGTATCGTTGGTCATATTCTTTCATCAGGTGCAACATGGGTAGCTACCGATTCTACTGATTTATCATATACATCGGCTAAACCTTATGTTCGTTCAGTTGATATTGCCCCTGGTGGCACTGCTGGTAATACTGAAGCAACTTATGATAGATTCCTAAAGGACTTTGAAATCATATTCGCCCCAGAACGTGGCGGAGCTGACCAGAAGTTCGTTATGGCATCTTTACCCGTAGTTACCTACATGAATCAATTAAAGAATGGTTTTATGAGTAGTTCGCCTGATTCTGGCACTATGAAATATAATCTATCTTTTTCTGATGCAGAAGGTGGATTAGGTCATAAGGTCATGAAAATTGACACAGTACATGGTAGTTTAGCAATCGTCAAGAACCCATTACTTAAAGGTGGTGTTGGTTCTTCATTGATGGTTGGTGTAGACCTCGATAATGTTAAATACCGTCCTTTGGTTGGTAATGGCATAAATCGTGATACGTACATTGATACTAATGTACAGGGCGTTGATGAAGATGCTCGTAAGGATTTAATTCTTACAGAAGCTGGACTTGAGGTATGTATGCCTGAGAGTCACTTTCTTTATCAGTTCGTCAGTAATGGTACACCAATTGGCTAATAGTTAGCTTATGGTTAAAATAATAGTTGGGGAGAATTATTTCTCCCCTGCTATTACAATTAATAGTTATTGGTATTATGGCAAATTGGAAATCACGTATATATACTTGTAAAAAATGTAAAAAATCTGTAGAGATTTTTCCAAATAATGAGTATATTTGTGGTGCTTGTAATAAGTCTTTAATTTCTAATCAAATTAGACCATATTATCATATAGGAATAAACCCTATGGCTAGGACAACTAAAATGGAATTCAGTGAACAAACGCATGAACAAACTATTAAGGAGTTTCGTAAGTAATGGCTACTTATTCAGCAGTAACAGCACTTCAATTAGGTGAAGCTATTTCATCTTCTGGGACTGATGTATTAACAGCAGATGTTTCTATATATATGGTTGAAGGTTTGCAGTTTCTTGTAAATGTTATTCCAACTGATATGTTATGGAGTATGGAGACTGCAGATGATTTTGTAGATGCAAATGATGCACCTATTTCATTAGATATTGATACGAATAAAATATTATATGTTATTCGTGAATCTGATACTAATTTAATAGATACCCCTGGAAGTGTAGCTGGGAATGATGCAAAAATGCTTGTTGAGTGTCGGGAGATACCTGCTTCTCTTCGAGGAAGAGTTACACCGGGGAGTGGGTGGAAAGAAGAAGTTTCTGAGACTGACCCAGTGTGGTATAAACTTGATGGTAAAGTTCATATTTTACCAACAAGTACTTCAGCTAATTCAAAATTGTATTGGATTAAAGTACCTCCAAGTACGTGGTCGACTGGGTCGACTGGAGCAGAGGCTAAAGAGTATATGTCTGGTACAATATTATTTGAATTAGAGCCTTTACTGCTTTGTTATGTTGTTAAAAGGTGTTTAGAGCAAAAGTTAGCAAAAGTTGAGTTAGGGACTTCTTCAAGTTTAGAAGCTTATATTGCTGATGAAGATTTAGATTTAGTACAAGCACAACAAGTACTTATAGGAGATTTATTACAAAGAATTGCTTTAAAAAATAAAAATATGCAATTAATGTTAGGTGCATTAATGCAAGGAACAATCCAACCAGAAACAGCAGATGATACAAAACGTATACCTACATATTCAGGAATAGCAGAATAATATGAAAATAAAAGATATAGTTGGACAAATAGAACATTCCTTTGGAAGAAAGAGTCATGGATATCTTATATCATTGATTAATGATGGATTAGATGAAATAGCGCAAACTGCCAGAGCTAACTCCGCATCTGCTGGTACTCAAATTGAAAAAGATAAGAGATGGTATGACCTTGATAACAGTGTTATGATAGATGTATACAGGGTGGAAATATTAGATAGTGATTTAAATTTAAGAGCAATTTCAAGAATGACAAGTGTTCCAGAAATAGGAGATGATTTCTAGTGGCTGTTACTTTAGCAACAACATCACCTTTTAAGAAAAATACTATTAGAAATAATATGGCTTATTATTTTGATGATGATAGATTAGCATTAATTGAAAAAAATTCAACTACTGGAGAATGGAAAAGTATTTCAACTTCTGTTACTAACGATGTTGACAAAGATTTGGACCATAGAATGGTTGTTCATTATCATTCAAGATATACTATTGTTACTGGTTTAGAACAAGATTTAAATACAGCTATTAATTTGAAATATGGACTACATTTAGCATTGCTTGATTATATAAGAGCAAGGATAATGGAAGACCAGAATGATATGCAAAAAGCTAATTATTATTATCAGAAATTTAAAAAGAGAGTTAAACAATACCCATACAGAAAATCTGCTGTAAGAGGTATAAACCCTTTTAGTTTTAGATAAAGGAGATAAATATGGCGACAACATGGGGACAAAGTTCAGGAGGTAGTACTACATGGGGAATATCAGCTGGAGATGCATCAACATTTACTGCTGCTCTTAATCCTTCTGGCGCAGCTGTAACCGATTATTTTGTACAGGATAATCAAAAAATTACTTTCGGCAACGACAATGATTTTAAACTTTATTATGATAGCACTGATGATAGACTAGAGTTTGAACATATAACTGGTGGAACTGTATTTTCATTATCTTCAACTGTTTTTGCATTAGATAGTTTAAACGTAGATTTTATAAAACTTAATGAATTATCATCGTTACCAACGCCTGAGGCAGGTAAAATGGTATTTCACAATGACGAATACTATGTAGGATTTTCTTCCT